AGATGGTGTTACAGCTACAGGTAACTTTGCTGTTGTTACTGGTAACACATTTACTGGTAGTAACGTACATAACGACAACGTAAAGTCTATATATGGTACAGGGTCAGACTTTGAGATATACCATGCTAGTAATGTAAGTGTTTTAAAAAATACTGCTGGAGATCAGCTAAATTTACGAAGTGATCTTACTTGGCTTAGAAATGCAGCAAATAATGAAAGTCTTGCAAAATTTACTGCTGATGGATCAGCCGAACTCTACTACGACAACAGTAAAAAGTTACATACAATCGCAGCGGGCTGTCAAGTTACAGGTAACGTCTATGTAAATGATGGTCAAACTTACACTGCTGGAGATAGTAATGATCTACAAATTTATCATTTTAACTCTAATTCATATATAGATAATAATACTGGCGATTTAAATATTAGAGGTAATGGTGATGATATTTTCTTAAAACCAGTAGATACAGAAGTTGCTTTAAAAGCTATACCTAACGGAAGCGTAGAACTCTATTATGATAACAGTAAAAGGTTTGAGACAACTTCAGATGGAGTAGTAGTTACTGGTTCTGCAAGATTTGTTGGTAATGAAACTGATTTTCTTACAGGTAGAGCACATCCATCACTTTACAGAACAGCAAGTACATCTGGTTCGTATCCTTTTGATAATTTTGGTCATTTAATAATACAGGCACGAAACGATGGTAGCAATAGAGATATAATTTTTGCAACAGGTCAAGCATCAGGCAAGTTAAATAGAATTACATCTGATGGACATTTAGATTTATTTGGTGACAACCAAAAATTAAGAATCGGTGCTAGTCAAGATTTAGAGCTTTATCATGATGGATCACACAGCAGAATAGTAGATGCTGGTACTGGTAATTTAATTATACAAACAGATGGATATAGATTAAGAAGTGCTGATGAAAGTGAAGTCTTAATAATGGCTTCAAAAAATAGTTCAGTTGACCTTTATTACGACAACAGTAAAAAGCTTGAGACAACTTCAAGTGGAATATCAGTTACAGGAGGTATTCACTGTAATACTGATGGAGTCGCTAATGGTGTTCAAATTGGTGCTGGTAATGATTTAATACTTCAACATAACGGTACGAACAGTTTTATTGATAACAATACAGGTGATCTTTATATACAAACAACTGGTTCTGGTGATGATATTTTACTTGAATCTGCTGATGATGTAACTATAAAGGTTTCTGGATCAGAAACTGCAATTCAAGCAACAGGTGATGGAGCAGTAGATTTATATCACAACAACAGTAAAAAGTTTGAAACTACAAGTTCTGGTGTTACTGTAACAGGATCAATAACAGCTTCTGGTGGTGGTTTAACAACTAACGGAGATGTTCAGTTTAACTCTGGCACAACAAACATGAATATCTTGTTTGATGCTAGTCAAAAATCCTTAGAATTTGATGACAGTGTAAAAGCTACTTTTGGTTTTGGCAGAGATTTACAAATTTTTCACGATGGAAGCAATAGCTATATTGAAGATGCTGGAACTGGCGAATTAAGGATCACAGGCTCACAAATTGTCTTAGCAAATACTGCTTTTACTGAAAATATGATAACTGCTGCTCAAGATGGAGCAGTTTCCCTTTTTAATGATGGTGCTGTAAAGTTAGCAACAACAGCGAATGGGGTTAAAGTTAATAATAGGTTTGAACTTAGAAACGGTGTTATATTTGATAATACTGCAAACGGAAATAATTGTGGACTAAGTTTTAACGGTGATGGTATAAGAGCTACAAGCGGTTCTGGTGCTGACATTGATAATGCAAGAGATTTAGGTCACACATCATATCGTTGGAGAAACGTATATGCTGTAACGTATTATGGTGACGGATCAAACCTTACAGGTATTACTTCTGTAGGTGGAGGTACAGGTGTTCAGTTTAATGATGGTGTAGGTATTACTTTAGGAACTGGTAATGATACTTTTATACGTCATATTGCTGGTTCGCATACTGAAATAGACCACGTTGGTACAGGAGATTTAATTTTAGAAACCGTTAATGGCGGTGACGATATCTTACTAAACTCCAATGATGATGTATTTATACAGCATGCTGGAGAGGCAATGGCTTACTTTAGAAGTGATGCTGATGTAGAGCTGTATTATGATGGGGCTATAAAGTTTGAGACTATTGCAGCAGGTTGTCAGGTTACAGGCAATATTTATGTAAATGATGGCAACACCTTTACTGCTGGTGGTAGTAACGATGGACAATTCTTCCATAATGGTACAGACACCTATTTAGCAAATAATACAGGAAAATTAAGAATAGGTAATACTCATAGTAATGAAATCAAATTTTATACTAATAACGGTACGAGATGGAATGTAGGTGGCAGTGGTCATATATATCCTGACGTAAATAACACTTACGATATAGGTACAACTACTTACAGAGTAAGAAATATCTATACCAATGACCTTCACTTATCTAACGAAGGATCATCTAACGATGTTGATGGTACTTGGGGTAACTGGACAATACAGGAAGGAGAATCAGACTTGTTCTTAAAAAATAATCGTTCTGGTAAAAAATACAAATTTAATTTAATGGAGGTATCATAATGGCTATACATGCACCTTCTGCTCATAACATTGTACAAAGTGTAAAGTTTGTTTTACCTCAGTATTCTGTGTCTTTACCTGCATATAATAACAATAATAGTAATTATAGACAGTGGTCTAATGTTACTGTAAGTATCACTCCTAAATTTGCTAATAGTCATATAATTATTTGGCAAAAGTGCGAGATTCAAGGTAACTCATCTCACGGTTATTTATCTTGGAAGCGTGGAGGCACAAGTGGTACATGGTTACACACAGACACAAGTGCGGGTGGAGCATCAGGTAGTGATGGTCTTTACGTAAACCACGATAATGAACATGATAACTATGAATCATCAGTTGTTATATTTGAAGATTCAGATCCAGGTTATACTCTTGGAAACTCAATTACATATGTACCTTACATAGCTTTTTGGGTTGCTGATACATTTTGGGCTGGAAGTTATCAAAACAACGGTAACGGACAAGTTAACCAAGGTTATCATGGTTACTTACAGGAGATAGCATACACATGAAGTATTTTTTTCAATCAGTACTAAAAGCTTATCCTGAGCTTAAAACAACTCTTGGTACATTAGATGCAGAAGAAAGAGCTCAAGTATGGAATGGCGAAACTTTTGTAGATTTTGAATACGATAGAGCAAAAGTAGAAGCTGCTAATAAAGAAGTAATAGTTGAGTTTCAATGGGCTGACTTAAGAAAACATCGAGATAAATTACTTGCTCAAACAGATTGGTTAGGTAATTCTGATGTTACTATGTCAGATGAATGGAAAACCTATAGACAAGCACTTAGAGATTTACCAGCTAATACAGCTGATCCAGCAAATCCTACATATCCTACAAAACCTAATTAAAATGGCAATTACAAAAAAATGGGAAGTAAACACCCTAGAAAGAGAACTAGCTGACGGCTACGTTAAAAAAGTTATTTACCGTGTAAAAGGTATAGACGGTGAAGAAGAAAAACTTAGAGCAACTGGCGAGGTAGAACTTGCAAAGCCAGAAACACTTATACCTTACAAAGATCTAACTGAGTCAACAGTACTTGGTTGGGTTAAAACAAAACTTGGAACTGATGAAGTAGCTCGTATAGAAAAGTGGCTAGAAGATGAAATAGCACTTATTAATACACCAGTTACAGCAGCAGGAAAACCTTGGTAATTTATTATGACTAGACCAACCACTGAACAATTAAAATCATCACTTGAACAGCTTGTAGAAACATACAATAAAGCTGTTAAAACACAACAAGACTGTAGAGAAGCTATAATAGCTACACAAGCAGTTTTAAAAGATAGGGAGTTAGAAGATGGAGATTCCAACACTGTTACTTCCGAGATTGCAGAAGATTGAAACAATATCTATACCTTTACCAACAGCTGACGTTCCTAGTTATGTACCTTTGGTAGTACCTCCTAGTGATCTTAAAGAACCAGAAGGTACAGAACCAGAGGCTACAGAAGAAGCACCTACTGGCATAAGGCAGGTTGACATACCGTTTACGGACTTCAAAATGCCTTTACCAGAAAACGAAATACTTATAACGGCTTCTACTACAGCAGCTTTTAAATGGGTTGTTACAGCTATGAAACCAATATTAAAAACAGCATGGAAGAAGATAAAGTTATCAAAGGACAACCCAAAAGTTTCTTAAAAAAGATAAAAGAAAATGTAGATGACCATGATGAACAAATGGCAATACTAGGTGCAATAGTACGTCTAGGGGTTGTTGTTTGGTCTGGTTTTATCATTACTCTTAACTATGTTGAGTTACCTATGGTCAAAAAGCCTTTAGGTGCATCGTCCGACATCACATTCGTAGCCTCGATTTTTACTGGAGCTTTGGCCACATTTGGTCTTTCTACTGGTAATAGTAAGAAGGTTAAAGAAGAAAAAACCAAACAATGAGAAAATTACTTATTGCTATGCTACTGCTACCTGCAGGTGCATATGCTAATACCGTTACGCCTCAGTTTACCACAGGGTCAATGAACTCAACGACCACAACCACACAGACCATAACCGAAGTAGAACAGCGTCAAGTTTTTGGGGCTGAAGTAAAGACTTGGAATGGATCAAATATAACACCATCTGCTGATATAGCAGGTAGTGGTACTACATTTACCATAACAGATACAACTCTACCTTGGTC